GGTCGAATTGGCCGGAGTTTTTCTTGAAAACAATGGAAGCCAACATTGGGGGAATTCAGGATTGGGCGGGGAAGCATGACAGGCGTGTTCGCAAGTGGTTGCAGAGGCGACAGGAATGCTGAGTAGAAAACACTATCGTCGAGGATTTGGATTGTCTTCCATTGGGAAAAAAGTAAAGGAGTCAATTGCCCTTATACAAAAATACAGGGACGAGGCTCTTTTTTTCGATGAGCGTGGTTATGCTGTTGGGTTTTCAGGGGGGAAAGATTCAATAGTAATCGCTAAGTTGGTGGAGATGGCGAATGTTCCTTTTGAGCTTTCATATTCTCAAACAACGATTGATCCCCCTGAATTGTTAGCATTTATTAAGGAAGTGTATCCACAGACAAAATGGTTGCACCCTAAGAAGGGATTTTTCGCTAGGCTACCTGAACGACTTCTGCCGACAAGGGATTGCAGGTGGTGCTGTCAGGAGTACAAAGAAAATAGCAGAGAACATAGAGTTGTTTTGTTGGGGATTCGGCAAGCTGAAAGCCCCCGGCGAAAATCGCAGTGGAAAGAGTATACCCCTTTCGGTAATGGTTTTGGCTTGCTGCCAATTTTGCGATGGTCAGATGAGGATGTTTGGGAGTTCATAGACAATGAAGGCTTGCGATATTGTTTGTTGTATGACGAAGGATTTAACCGGTTGGGATGTGTTGGATGTCCAATGGCCTCGACAAAACAGCGGATCGTAGAGTTTAGAAGGTGGCCTGGATTTGGTCGGGCGTGGCGTGCTTCGATATTCCGGTGGTATGAAAGACACAAGGGGAAGTTGACCAAAAAGGGAAAACCGTATTTTCTATGTGAGAGATGCGATTCTCCTGAGGATTTGTGGTTCTGGTGGTTGTTCGAGGGGAAATTTGTCGGCCCGGAAACACGTAAATGTGTAGATGAGTTGTTGAGAAAACGATGCTGCGAGAATTGATCAGATTGTCAAAGCTGGTGGTGGAAGCCGCTCTGCTCCGAAGGGAGTTGGAGGTGGGGGAGTTTATGCAGCGTGAGGCGTTCCGGATCGAACGCAAGGCTGAGCAGCGGAGGCAGGTGAAGGATGCCGAAGATCGAATAGAAGAGGCTGTAGCCCCTATGTTCGAGCGGCAGTTCGATGCGGCTGCGAAGAAACTCAAGGGGGCTTCTGGAGACAACGCTGACAAGCTTCTCAAGCAGATTTTCAATCCGAGGGACTGGGACGAGGAGTTGGTTGATCGAGCCCTCCCCGCCGTGGCCGAGACGATGCTGGAGGGTGCTAAGTCGTCTCTAGCTGCCGTGGGTGTCCATTTGCCAAAGAAGGGGAAAGATACAGAATTGGAAAGCAAGGCTTCGCATGGCCCTTCTATGGCCCGAGAAAAGGCATCTACGGCAACGGAGTGGTTGGAGTCGGAGGGAACTTCTCTGTCCGGGGGAATGGTGTTCGATACACCTGACGGACCGATCGATATTGCCCTGGCCACCGAGTATCCAGAATGGCTGAAAGACAAGATCGGGGAGGAGTTGACAGAGACCTTCGATCAGGATTATTGGGCGGGAATGAATGATACAACGAAGGGCAGGCTCCACACGATTTTGAACAACGGGCTGGAGAGTGGGAAGTCGATTACCACGATGGCAGCGGAGATAGCTGGATTGGGAGAGAAGTTTAGCAAGCAGCGGGGGCGGTTGATCGGCAGGACGGAGGCGGCCCACGCTCTGAACGGTGGTAGGGATGCTTCGATCGAGGGCCTGAAGGAAGCCGTGGGGCCGGAAGTATCACAGCATATTGGTAAGTCGTGGTTGTCTGTGCTGGGGACTACGACGCGGGACGATCATGCAAACTTGGATGGGGTACTTGCAGATGAAGAGGGAATGTGGTCGTTGGGTGGGGTGAGGATTCCGTGGCCGGGACACGTCAGTTTGCCGGCAGGCCAGCGTTGTAATTGCATGTGTACGATTTTGACTGAGTTGGGTGTTGGGGCTCCGCAGGCTGAGGTTGAGGGGGCCGTGGCGGAGCAGACAGAAGCATTGATATCATAGAAGAGGAGACTGAATAAATGTCCAAACGAAACGGCAAACACATCCCCGGAATCATGCTCCAATCGACACCCGACGATGTGAGCTTGTCGGCGTCCGTGGAAGAGAAGTTCATCGACCTGTGCGGGACGTACCTGCGGCTCAAGGGGGAGCAACTGCCCATCCCTTTGTCGCTTGGGCCTGACATGCTCAAGTGGCGGACGATGCGAGTGCGACACAAGGCTGGGGACTATCGCCACACCGAAGCTGAGAAGCGGAGTCTCAAGACGATTGCTGAGTGGACCGTGGAGGTCAATGCGGAGATGAGAAACCAGAAAAAGCCTCACATAGAATGGAAGGATTGATCCGATGGAATTGATGTATCTGTTCATAGGTTTGGGAGTTGGCATCCTGTTCGGTTTTATGCTCGGCGACAGGAGTCGGCAGAGCAAGCCTGACGAACCGACCGAGTTCGCCCGGCTCTTGAAACAGGCGACGAACGATCTGGACAAGGACGAGTCGGTGAGTATCACGTTGGTGGCTGGGAAGGGTTCTGACGAAGACGGCGGGGATTTCCCCGAGGCCCCACCCAGCATCGAGCAGAGGATGCTGGACAAATGGAGGGAGAACTAGACGATGGCGAAAGGTCCATTACTTGCAGACATAAATTGTTCCAAGATCAATTTCCAGCCTGGGGACCGGCTGTTGGTGAAGCTCCATCAACCGATGGGGAATGATCAGATAGCGAAGTTGAGGAAGACCGTTCAGCGGTGGGCGGGCAAGGACGTGGAGATACTGATCTATGACGGCCTGAGCATGGAGATGAAAGTTGAACGACCGAATCGAATCATATCATAAGGCGTTTGACGATCAGCAGGAATCGTTGGCGTCTTTTCTTCGTTGCATGAAACAGTTTGATCATGCTTTCTGTGAGGCGATGGCTGAGGGGACTGATTTCACGTTGGTATTGGAGGTGCGAGGGGACCAGCACAAGTTGATTCATTCCAGGGTGAAAACGGACCGCTTTGATCGACCTGTTGAGAAATCTAAAAAAACACTGAGTTAGGTATAGGAATACAGATGCCCCCATAGTATAATCAATAGCGATTCGTCAAGGTGCTGTTTAGGAGACAGGCTGCGGCGGACCCATGATGCTTGGGTTTATAGCCTAAGTGGATTCGGTTCCCGCAGCCTTTTTCTTTGGGAGTATGACAATGAGGAATGTAACCTTTTGGCTCGGCCACGGCATTGGGCTGGCCTCACGTGAGTTGGTTGTCACGAGGATGCGGGGAGCCGGGGACGATACTCCTTTCGCAGCAGCTTACAACAACGCAGCCATCGGTGCCGCAGTAGACAGCGTGGTGGTCCCGTTGGACAACAATCGACTCTGGGAAGCAGTGTTGGTTGATACGTTGGCTGACGGCACTGAGTCTGACCCAGACGTGCTGCATTTCCACACTGGGGAATTGCAATTCCCAGGCCCCGCTTCCCATTGGTCGAATCGGTTGCAGATTCTCCACATGGAGGACTTGAGTTCGAGTTCGAGCAGCGTGAGCAGTTCTAGTTGGAGCAGCACGTCGTTGTCGTCGAACAGTTCCAGCTCATCGAATAGTTCCAGTTCGGCCACATCCAGCTCATCTACCTCATCGTCTAGCTCTAGTTCTAGTTCGGTTACGAGTTCAAGCAGCTTGACCAGCAGTTCCAGTTCGCTTACGAGTTCCAGCAGCTTGACGAGTTCCAGCAGTTCTAGTTCGCTTACGTCTTCAAGTAGTTCGACCAGCAGCAGTTCGGCTACATCTTCGAGCAGCTCGACCAGCAGCAGTTCGTCTAGTTCTGCCACGTCGAGTAGTTCGTCCAGTTCTGCCACGTCTAGTTCTTCGAGTAGTTGCACGAGTTCCAGCAGTGCGACAAGCTCTAGCACTTCTAGTAGCTCGACCAGCTCGACCAGCTCTTCGAGCAGCGTGAGTAGTTCCAGTTGGAGCAGCAATGCTGGTAGCAGCGAGTCGTCAAGCACTAGCAGTTCCAGCACTTCTAGTAGTTCAACTGGTCAGTAATAAAACAAACAATCAATCAGGAGAATAGACGATGCCTGACAACGAAGTAATCGAATTATCCAAGCAGCATTTCAGGTCGTTCGCCCGGCAGATGAAGACGGTGTCATTGGACAACGTGTACATCTTCAAAACTGGTACGCGAGTCGCCATGAGGCGGTTGCATCTGAAGCATGATCCGTCGAAAGCCGTGAAAGGCATTCCCAGGGGGAGCGACCAGTTTTCACCACGGTCATTCATCTTGTGGACGGAGAAGATCAAAAAGACGGATGCGAAGGCTGTGAAACAGTTGATCGCATTCCACGCGACGATCACGGCCCGACTCGGAGGGTAGCCGAAACAATATCCGGCAGGAGAACCACATGGACCCGAATGAAGCAATTCTGGCGGCGATCAAGAGACGCCAACGGAAACAAACTGAGTTTGGCTACGGCATCATCACGGCCGATCGGTACGTATCATCCTTGCAGGATTGCGTAGGATCGGATGTCTGTTACCGATACGCTTCCAAGGGCCAGACCAGTTTCAATGACGTGTTGAGGAAGGCTGCCAAGACCTTGGTTTATTCCAACGCTGCGATGGTGGTAGAGGAAATCAAGGGAGCGGCCGAGTTGCAGGAGCTTCAGGGGAAATTCACGTTTCCCAAAAACACGTTGATGGCGTTCAAGCATGTGCTGACCACGCCGATGCAAGATAGGGACGGAGACATCATGCGGACAGAGGGAGCGGAACCGGACCCCCGTATGCTTCTTCTCTGGCAGCATGTTCATACGTTACCGATTGGCAAGATGGTCGGAACGGTGGAGCACACGAAAGATCATCTGAAACTCGTTTCTGCCATCGTGGACGTAAACGAGTTGTGCCACGATGCAGCAGTGATGATCGACAACGATATGGGTCGATTCTCGCACGGGTTCCGGGCGTTGGAATTCGAGGAGTTGAAAGACGACAAGGGGGTTGAACTCGGTGGTTTCGATGTGAAACGATTTGAGATCATGGAAGAGTCGCTGGTTAGTGTACCCAGCAACACAGACGCACAGACGGAAGAGGTCATCCTGTCATTGGTAGAGGGTGGCAAACTTACGTCCCCGCTGCTGAAGCAATACGGAAAATCGATCAGAGAGCACCGGCCCAAATCGGCCCAAGTTGGAATTGATCTGAAACTTACTCTAAATGGTGAGGAGATTCACGATGGCATACTCGACGGAAGCGGCAAGACAGAGGGCGGCGGCGAGGGGGGAGCCAGAGGCTCATCAAAGCAAACGAATGATTCGGCAGCAGAACCGGGCGAAGAGGAAGGAACAGCGGACTCTGAAGACGCAGAAGGTGCAGGTGCCCGATCCGCCGAGGGAAAAGTAACCACGTATCAGTGTGAATGTCTTGAGTGTGGGCACAAGGCCGAATTCGACGAGCATTGCAGGGATATTGAATGCCCGGAATGTGGAGGGGCAATGCGACGTGCTGAGAGGCTTGGCCCTGGAGCGAGCACCCAATCTGCTGAAGAGAAAGAAGTGAAAAGCATTGGTGCCAGTGATTTAGAAGGTAGTTGGGAGGAAATCACCGACAACCTTCGAGCCTCTGCTAAGGCGTTCCTATCCTCTAAAATATCCGGAATGAAGGAAAACGACTGGGTTTGGATCACTGCGACGTTTCCAAATTTTGCGGTTCTCTGTTGGGAGTCTTCGGAACCATACGGTGGGAGGCAGTATTTCAAGGTTTCTTGGATCGGAGGTGAGAATGGTCCTGAATTCGCCGGTGAACCGAAGGAAGTCAAGTTCTCAGTCGAGATTGAAGAGGTCGTCAAGCAAGCCAGACTAGAACAAACAAAACAAGGTCGCGTCCTGAGCAAGGGCAACGAAGCCAAAATCAGGGACGCGTTGGAAGCAGTCAATGAGGTGTTGGGAATGGACATCCCCCGCCCGGCGAAAGCCACCCTGCGAGAGGCCAGCAGCGGGCTTGGGCAAGTGCTCAAGGTCCTGGATGCCGACGAAGAGCCGAAGCAGGCAGAACTGAGTTTGAAGGACGCAATGAGTATGGTGATTTTCCAGACGACGATGCAGCAGCGAAGTACGCTGTTGAAGACGTTGGAAGTCATTGAACGGAACGAGAAGCAAAAGGAAACTGCGGAAGAAGTGCGTTCCATGTTAGGAGCGTAGACAGCCAGAACTTCGCAATGTAGTGAGGCGGCTGAGTTTGCTAAGGTCGAGATGAAAGGTTTATACCAATGAATATGACCAAAGCTCTGAAAGCGTGGATCGTCGAGCACATGAGCGTTGCGAACGATGCCAGTGACGATGATTTCCGTAAGGCCGCCAGTGAGGCTCTGCTTGATGGCACCCTCACCCCGGTCAAGTGTGCCGAATTGACGGTAGACAAACAGGATGAAAAGGCAAGTGAGCTGTCCACCAAACTGGACACCATCGCCGATGGGTTGGCGAAGCTGACCGAGACTTTAGTTAAGGCCGCTGAGAAGCCCGACGATGCTGTCGTGGCTGCTGAGAAAGCCAAGGCAGAAGCTGAGGTGGCTGCGGCTGCCGAGAAGGCTAAGGCCGTTGAGCTGGAAAACAAGGGCACTCCCGAGACGCTCGACGACCTCACGAAAGCCATTGGTGCTATCGGAGCTGATCAGGGAAAGGCCGGAGAGCCCCGCGTCAAGGGTGCTCACGAGATGTACGATGACAAAAAGTCTACGGCGATGTATCCAGCGGTCCGAGAGGATGGGAAGCCCCATGCAAAAGCTGGACAGGTGATGACTAACTTCGCCGAGGGCGGCCGTGCAATAAACACCGCTTCGGAGCGGGACAAGGCCGTCGTTGGCGCGTTCGGAAAGTTCTTGTGCTCCAAGGCCAGGTTGGGAGGTAGCGGGACGTTCGGTCTCCAGGCCCTTCCTGATCACGACAAAGAGCTGCTGCAATACGCCATGCGTGAGTGCAAGTGGTGTGGTGCATCGGACGGCGGCGACTATAGTGACATCAAGGATCGTCGGCTGACTCCGCGTGAGCAGAAGGACTTGATCGAAGATGCCACCTCCGGTGGTTTTGAGGCGGTTCCGATCGCGTTCGACGACATGGTCATTCAGACCCCGCTGCTCAATGGTGAGCTGTTCCCGCTGGTCAACACGATTCCTTTGGATCGTGGGACTCGGGTCGAGGCCGTTACGGTCGGTCAGGTCGGTTCGGCGTGGGGTGGCATCGACGCCACTGCGGTCGCCCTCTTCAACACGCTGGGTTATGTGACGGCCTTCAACACCACCATCCACAGGTGGCAGGGTTCGATCCAAGTTGGGCTGGATTTCCTGTCTGACACGCCGATCGACTTCGGCATGATCATCACTCAGCAGTACGGTCAGCAATTGCTAGAGGACCTGGACAACGTGATCGCCAATGGCACCGGGGCACTTCAGCCGGAGGGCGTGATGAACAAGGCGGCAGTCACCACAATCGCTTGGGGTGGTGCCACGTCTCTTGGCAACTACGAATCGCTGCGGTTCGGAGTCACCCAACAGGAGCACCAGGCTGTTACAGCAGGTTCGGCCGTGTTCTGCGGGACTGAGACCTCGTACCAGAGGGCTCGTGCCCTCCCGGTCGGTGCCGGTGATGCCCGTCGTCTCGGTGGTATGGACTACGATAAACGCAACTGGATGGAGCGTCCGTATAGGTTCAACAACAACATCGCGAACAACCAGATTTTCTACGCGATTTTGGCTCATTACCGGATGTACCGCCGACGTGGTCTGACGATCACATCGACTAAGGAAGGCAGTACGCTGGTCGGTCGAAACGAAGTCCTGTTCGTCGCAATGGCCCGCTACGGTGGGCAGTTGGAGCGAGCTACGAATGCGGCCGTCACTGTCACGGCACCTGCGTAGTCGGTGTGTTGCCTCCAGAGCCGGTTTGTCTCCGCCGGCTCTGGAGTGCTTTTACTTTTTCAATGGAGACATTTTACAGGAGACGTTTTAATCATGGCCAAGACAAGTGCAAACACGATCGTTCCCCCCTTCGGCATCGAGATTGATGCTCCAAGGAACAACGATGTTTTGATTCAGAGTATCGTCGGCTGCCGGCTGCGTTCGGCTCACAAGGCAAGGGCTGGCGTCCAAACGATGCCGATGGTTCCGAACATCCCTGGAATGCAGCTCCACGTTAATCCGGAAATGTGCGAGTATTCGATCATCGACCCGCTCCACGAGGACACCAACCTTTGTGACCAGATCGAAGCAGTGCTGAAGCAATCAAGTCAACTCGCATTGCAAAAGAAGCTGAGAGGTGTACCCCCTCGATCTGGCACGCTGGACGTGGATCGGATGAAGACCCTCTGCCGCGAGATACTTTGTCTGGTGGATTCTGACTTCGCCGTTGTGGTCAAAGGACCGAAGCCGTCGATGGAAGACGTGGAAGATCTGCCCGGTGATTTCCTGCTGAATCCTGGCAGTCGCGTCCACAATTCGCAGCCACGTTACGAGAAAGACCTCGATGCTTACGAGCGTCGGTTGAGTCAGGTGGGAGGATAGGGTGGCGAAGGGTCCTTCAAAGGTGATCTTGGCGGCGAGGGGCAGGAGAGGTGCCGCTGGAGCGAAGAAAAACGTTGATATTAAATGGTTCATCGAGAAGGTGTCGAATAAGGTCACGATGACCATGAGGGCCCGAGTGCGATTGGCCACCAACTTTTTGAAGAACAAGGTGGTCAAGAACATCTCACGCCCGGTGACGAAAAGCACGGGCGTGAGAAGTGGCAGGATCGTGGTAACGAATCGGAGCAAGCCAGGAGAGTTCCCGAAGGCCGACACAGAGTTGTTGATGAAGAGCATCTTTGAAGACGTTCGTTCAGCGGGGAGAGGCATATACGATGGATACGTTGGTACACCTTTGGATTATGGAGTGATCCTGGAACTCAGGAGAGACAGATCGTTTCTGGCACGGACGTTGAACGAAAATAGAACCACGGTAAAACGGATGTTGACAGGACCTATCAAGGGATAGTCAAATGACTCTGGCTGGTGCATCACAACTTCACGAAGCAATCAATGAAGCATGGGACGCTAGTACCCTGGATGCTGATTTCGAGGCGTTGTGGGCTGCTGGTGAGTCGGATGATTTTGAGGTGCTCAACGACGGGGAAGCTGCTCCCGAGCAGCCATTTCCTTATTGCGTCTTTGAACAAACAGCGGGGACGGTTGAAGCTCGAATGTCTGCGGATGCCACTACGAAGAGGCAGATTAGGGACATTCCCTGGCGTTTCGCCGTGTACGCAAAAAGGGTGAGCGGAGATGGTCGAACGGCGAAGAAGATCGCAGCCGACCTAGCTGAAAAAGTGATGAAGGTATTCGGTGGACACCCCACCACTTCCCCCGATCCTTTGACGCTTGATGATGCAAACCATTTGATTACGCAGTATGTGTCGGACTTTGGAGTGCGGCTAGACGACGAAGTGCATTCATGGGCGATTGATTATCTGTTCCGGCTAGACGTACTGGTGAAATCATAGGAGTAAGCGTTCATGGCACACCGTACAATATCATCGCCCAAAGTTACGATCCAGATGTCGGCTACCGTTCAGAACACAATGTTCGACGGGGCCGTGGCTGCCGGTGCTCTGAATGGTTCGATCTCTGACACGCTGCAGACTGGGGCGGAGGCCAACCAGGTCAATC